ATGCGATTCGTGTTATGGAGAATCTCGGGACGGAAGCATATCTGGCAAGAGCAACAGGAAAGATGCAGCTTCATCTGAAGAAAAGCCTGATGTTCCAGAAAGCACTGGTAGACTCTTACTACCTTGCGACTGCAGCCATATCCGATTCGGCTTCCTTCCGTGGATACACACCTTCTTCCTGGGCAGGTGTACAGCCAAGCGGTCTTGTTACCGTAGTCATGTATACAGACATCTTTGTCAATGCCCTGGCCGGATCTACAGAGTACAGGGTAAGGGCAACGGCTGGTACTCCGGTGACGATCGATATCTCTGCCTCCCTGAATGATACGGAGATCTATTGGAGATCTGCACAGTGGTATCAGGCCTTTGGAAGCCTGGCAGGCCTGTATCTTGGCCAGTTTGAAGCAAGCCGGTTAAAGAGGGTGAAAGAGCTCCTGATCGGAAGCGATGAACAGGGTTACTACAATACCAACTTTACTACAGCGAACTTTGATAACTGTAAGAAGCTGGAGAGACTTAATCTTGGCGGACTTACCAATGCTGCCAGGGCATTTGATTTCTCCAATAACCTTTACCTGAAAGAAATCTATACAAAAGGTTCAGGCATTACAGGTATCTCTTTTGCTAGGAACGGAAGGCTTACAGAAGCCAGGCTCAATGCTCTGGCCTCGCTTTACATGAGTGGCCTTAACCTTCTTGAGACATTTGAGATGGAAAGTTATGAGAATCTGACTTCTCTCGTTGTAGAGGACAGCCCGGCAGTAAACAGCTATGCAATAGTTGCGGCAGCGGTCAACCTGGCCAGGGTAAGACTCCTGGAGATCTCCTGGAGAGTGGCAGCAGCGGCATATGAAGTATTGAAGAGACTTGATTCCATCCATGGTATTGATGATGACGGATACGATACATCAGAAGGTGTCTTGACCGGTGCTGTATATTTCTCTTCCATTGGACAGACAAAATATAATGACATCGTGACCAGGATACCTGAAGTAACCTTTACCTATGGTGAGCTCCTGGAAGAAATTACTGTCACTTTTAAAAATGATGATGGAACCACTCTTTATGTTACTACAACGGAAAGAGGCGGATCTGTCCCGGACCCGATCAAAGAGGGGATCATCCAGACACCGGTGAAAGCGCCGACTGTTGAGAAAACCTATACCTATTATGCCTGGGATGTATCTCTTGATTACTTCACGGAAAACTCTACGGTAACAGCCACCTATCTTGAAGCTGACCGCACATACACTGTCCGTTTCCTTGATCATGACAATACGGTACTGGAGACCTATACTGTACCGGCTTACGGCAGTGTATCCTATGCAGGAGCTGACCTTGACCGTCAGGGATATATCTGGACAGGCTGGGATACGGATACCAGCAGCATCACAGCAGACACTGATGTCAAAGCGACATATGTTTATCCGGCACTGCCGTCAACCAATCATTATGATGATATGGCTGATTATGATTATGCTTACTCTGATGACCCGAATGATAAATCGGCATATACCTTCGGTGAGCTCTATGCCATCATCAAGACGAGACGTGCAGCCACATATCTCCCGATTAAGGCCGAGGTCAAGATGACTCTGGATACCGATGTGATCACTGATTCCTATTGTATTTTTAATGTACATTCCTACGGACATTATGCTTTGGCAGACGGTTCCGGAATGAGCAATGTGGATTTCTTCATGTCTCATGTGCTGATCGCCAACAGACGGATGAATCCGACAAATACAAATGCCGGAGGATGGGATTCCTGTGAGATGAGAACTTGGCTGAATGGCACCTTGTACAAGGAGATTCCTGCACACTGGCGCCAGCTGATCGCTCAGTCCATCACCCTGGCAAGTGGTGGATCACAGGCCTCGACGATCCTCAGTTCAACAGACTATTTCAGGCTGTTGTCTCAAGCAGAGGTTGGTTTTGATGCGTCAGCCGTTCCGTATGTGAATGAGGTTGACAGCAGTGCTGCAGAGAAAACATTCAGCCAGTACACCAATAATACCAGCCGTATTAAGAAGAATTATTATGGTACCGGAACGGCACAGAATACGTGGTTGCGGACGGCGGACTCGGGCTCCGCTTCCTCGTTCCGTACTATCAGTTACAGCGGTCACTCCAATCACACTAACGCCAGCGGCTCCTCTGGGGTGTGCTTCGGCTTCTCAGCTTAATCCGGACATCTTAAAATCTGGCCTCCTTTGTGAGGCCAGATAATCCAGGACAGAGGAAAACTAAAGGGGAGGGAAAACAGGTCCGCCGTAAGGCGGCGAATTTTTTCTAAAAAATCTCATGGTTGTGATATACTTGACCATGGAGGTATTAACCATGAGTGTAGTAAAAAGTAAACAGTCACAGTCCAAGATAGAATTCTTGAATACTGCGAGGAGCCTTCAGATCTATACGATCCAGAAGTGTGTGAATACGATCCCGAAGAGATATACATTCTATCTCGGAACAGGGCTTGCGGAATCTGCAAAATCCATTTATCAGAATGTCAAACGAGGAAACAGTGTATATCCCCTCAATCAGCATGAAGTGCAGATCAGAAGGGATTATTTCCTGCGTGCATATGTCGAACTGCAGAGTCTGGTATCCCAGATCGAAGTGGCACAGGAAGTGATACGATTTGATGAGAAGGTACTTCATGAATGGTCCTCCCTGATCAAATCTGAAATGAAGCTGATACAAGCGGTCATGAAGAAAGATCGGGAGCGCTATAAAGATCTCCCATAATATTAAACTGTGGTTCTGTCCTGTATGTTTGTCCGTCTGGTTGCGGTCGGCGGACTCGGGCTCCGCTTCCTCGTTCCGTAATATCAATAACAACGGTAACTCCAATAACAATAACGCCAGCAACTCAAATGGGGTGTGCTTCGGATTCTATTTATCCAGACCAAGTAAGCCTTGTGCCGAAAGCCGTGAAATAGAATAGAAGGAGGACAGGACCGTCCTGCAGGACTGCAGGTAAATAAATACTCTGATGCCTTGGGGAGGACGCTGCTTGCATGGCTGTGGTTGCCTGGTGATCCACAGTTTCATTCCCTGTGAGGCTATGCGGATAATCGGAAAACCGGGATTCATTCCGTACGGAGTATATTCTATCTTAAGGAGCATGTAACACGATGACCAGTGAGGAAAGACACGAAGCAAGATATCAGAGGAGAAAAGCCGGACGGGAAGCAAAACGTCTGGCATTGAGTGATGCCCTGAATTATGACGATGTCTTTACTTACAAGAGACTTTACAGGGCCTATAAAAAATGTCGGAGAGGTGTAGCCTGGAAAGCGAGCACACAAAGATATATGGTCCAGGCTCCGCTTGAAGTGTACCAGACCTATGACAGGCTGAATAAGGGAAAATTCAAGACGGACGGATTTTATGAGTTTGACCTCTATGAAAGAGGGAAGAAACGGCATATCCGAGCGGTTACGATGAGAGAACGTGTGGTGCAAAAGTGTCTGTGTGATCATAGCCTTGTACCTGTTGTAGGAAGATCTTTCATCTACGATAACGGTGCCAGTCTCAAAAACAAAGGATATCACTTCGCCATGAACCGGCTGATAAGGCACCTGCAATGGCATTACCGTAAGTACGGAAATGAAGGATATGTCCTTCTCTTTGATTTTAGACATTTCTTTGATAATGTATCTCATGATGTGATCAGAAAAGTCCTTTCCAGAATGTATGCTGATAAGAGACTGTATGGTCTGATCATGCATTTCGTGGAGGCTTTTGGAGACAAAGGAATGGGTCTTGGTTCTCAGATTAGCCAGACCCTCGCTTTATTAACGGCAGACAGGCTGGATCATGTAATCAAAGAAGAAATGCGGATCAAATGCTATGCCAGGTATATGGATGATGGTTATCTGATCCATCCGGATAAAGAGTACCTGAAAAAATGCCTGGACAGGATGAGAACGATCTGTCTGGAATATGGGATAGAGATGAATGAGAAAAAGACGCAGATCGTCAGACTCAGCCATGGATTTACCTGGCTTAAGGCCAGGATCTATCTCACGAAGACAGGCAGGATCGTGAAGAAGATCTACAAACGCAGCATCACAAAAATGCGGCAGAAGCTGAAGGATTTCAGGAAACTTGTCCATAAGGGCAGGATGACCGTCAATGACGTAAGGACATCGGTACAGTGCTGGCTTGCCTATGCCCTGTATTTTGATGCCTGTAAAACGATCATAACAATGACCGGCCTGGTCTATCAATTATTTGGCAGAGAGGACGGTTATCATATACTCCGGACACAGCAGTTAAAGAAAAACAGTATCTACAGGAAACGTAAATATATCTCAAGGATAATCACTGCCACCTATCGGCAGATGGCAGCCTGAGAGGAGGAAGAAGTTGTATTACAAAGTTCATAAGGATGGTAAGATTATCGACGCACTGGAAGAGCTCCAGTGCGTTCGTTATTTCAACAGGATAACCGGGATTATCCGTTGCAAACCGAATGACAGCCCTCAGGGAATCATTTCATCAAATGGGGAACATATCTGGCATGTAGAAGGCTGGGATGAGTTTCCTCCGGAAGCAGAGTGGGATGATGATACAGTCATCCTGGAAGAGTTTGAGGATGAAGATCTTTACCAGGAGATCAGGGAAGCGATCCAGGCCGGGCAGGACTATTCTGCTTTTGAAGAACCAGAGGAGGAAAGGCCAGAAGAGGAGATTCTTGCTGACCCTACTCCTATGGAAAGATTAACGACACTTGAAAACGCATTGGCCATCATGGCCATGGAGAGGAGGACGATGTAAATGCAGATCAACTATGTAAACTATCTGAAGACTTATGTGATCAGGCCTGAGACACCATTTGAAACAGCAAAGGAAAAGGTTGAAGTAATGTATCTGGATGATAATATCACTCTTACGGAACATGACGAACTTCTTAGCCTGGCTGAGGAAATCTGTTCACCTTATGCGGATCTGCCGGAAAATGAGGTGCGGATCACGAACATCGAACAGGATCTGCAGGCCATTAAAGAGAGGCTCGGCATGATTAACTCTGATATCTGGCCTCTAGTGGAGGGCACCAGATTTGCATCCTCTGCAGACTTCAAACATACCGGTGACCGCGTGAGCATGCTTCTGGAGGGAGAAGACCAGGTAAGACACTATGTCTGCAAACTGAATGATAAGTGGGAGGAACAGGGTACTGCATACACACCTCTGGGTAATGCGAATTCATGGAAAGAGTTTGACCTGGATGCATCAGAGGAGGAAATCGAATCTTTCTTAGCTGCATGGAAATCTAAGTTCCCGGAATTTGATGGATGGGTAAGATAGGAGGAAATGATTATGGATTATAAATACATCATTGTCACACTGATTTTTGTTATCTTTGACATTGCAACCGGAGTGCTGCAGTCACTGATTCGTGGGACATTTCAGAGTAAGATCATGCGGAAGGGCGGGCTTCATAAGCTGGCCCTTTTAGTGACCCTTGCTTTCGGGGTCGCTCTGGATTACTCCCAGACTTTAGTGGAATTAGGCTTCCGGTTCCCATGCCTTAAGACCATAGCAGCCTACATCACACTTATGGAGATTATGAGCTCAGTGGAAAACATTAACCTGGCTTTCCCGGGAGCATTGCCCAAAAAACTGGTCAATATATTAAATCATGCTGCTGCAGAAAATGGAGTGGGTGAAGATGAAGATAGAGAAGAGAAATGATAAAAGATATCCTTGCCAGGTTTTCCTGGCATCCGGAAGAAAGCTCCTGATCCCTCAGCAGACACAATTCGGATCGTTCTGTCAAAAACACGGCTGCTCCATGGCAGCATCCTCTATCGCCCTGCAGGCAGCGGGAAAGAAGCAGGATGATGGAACAGTCTGGAATCCGAAAGAAATCTACCAAAAGGCCAAGAAGGTGATTTCAGGATATAACGGGTCCAAACTGACTATCTGGGGATGTAAATCCATCATCAATAAGATTGCAGGGAAAGAAGTCGCTTTCTGGCATTCCAATGATGGGAAACATAATACCAGTATCCGGGCAGACATAGACAAGCAACTTAAAGCTGGCCATATCATCCTGTTTGAAGAAAAAGACCCGATACATACGATCGTTATTCTTGGCATTGACAAAAAGCACCGCTATATAGTGGCCACCAATGGGAAAATCGTGCGAAGGTCAAAGGCTGGAGAGATCAGAAAGGCGCTGCATGGACTCAAAGGTTCCAAGAATCAGAAGAATTGGTGGAATGGTAGAGACCATGGAGCCGGCTATGTAGTGATAAAGGGGTGTGAAAAATGAGAGTATCAAAAAAATGCATTGAAATGGTTAAAGAGTTTGAAGGTTGTTATCTGACAGCTTATCAGGATGCAGTAGATGTCTGGACCATTGGCTATGGAACCACTTCTACAGATAAGGCGATTACTGGAAAGACGATCAAGAAAGGGATGAAGATCAGCCAGGCTACGGCAGACAAATGGCTGGAGGAATCTTTGAATAAGAAATACCTTCCATTGGTTTTGAAATACCAGGACAAATATGGATTTAACTCTTCTCAGATTGACGCACTAGTCTCCTTTGCCTATAATATAGGCAGTATTGACCAGCTGACCGATTATGGAAAGAGAACGATCCGAGTGATCGAGGAAAAAATCCTGCTCTATAATAAGGCCGGAGGAAGAGTCTTAAGAGGTCTTACCAGCAGAAGAATAGCTGAGCTGGATCTGTTCCGGCAAGGAGCAAAGAAGTTTGATGAGGGGTTCCCCAGACTTCCTTCCAGAGGTTATTTCCAAAGAGGAGACCGAAATGCACAAGTAGGCCAGCTCCAGAAACTACTTTCCTGGATGGACTTGTATTCCGGAGAGATTGATAATGCCTATGGAGAAAAGACAGAGAAGGCAGTCAAGAAACTTCAGGATATGATCGGTACTGCAAAGAACGGCAAGTTCGGGAATAAATGTCTTCCCTATTGTAAGAAGTATAAAAAATGATCATAATACAACACAGGATACAACAAGAGAATCGAATCAGCCTTTAAACATGCGGGTTTTAACTGTGTTCGATTCTCTCATCCCCTGTTATTTGGGAGAGTGGCTTGAATAGTCATTCTCCCTTATTTTATGCGCTTATTGGCGATTATGAAATGATGGTATACCATCGTAATATGATGGCAAACCAGTGTAATTTTATGGGTTGATGCATCACGAAATGCATCACAGGATCTGTTCAAAATACCCGTCTATTATCTCGTCGACTTTCTGACGCTCCTCCGAGAATGTTTCCGTATAAACAGATTTCATGATATGGTCTGTCTTCCAGCCTCCCCGTTCCTGGGCATATTTGTCCGATATACGGAGCATGGCCATTAATGATGCGTTAACATGCCGCAGATCATGGAATGTCATTTCTTCAATGCCGTGGAGCTTCATCTGCTTCCGGAACCGGTATAGCAGAGCTTTTGGAGACAGATCTACAATGACATCCCCATCTACTTCGTTGATTAGCTCCTGGATCCGGCCCGGCATCCGATGCCTTCTGTTCCTGGTAACTTCTTTGGCAATCTCTTTTCTCTCATCTACACCGCCGACAGATACCAGGACTTCTTTGATCGTGATATATTCTCCGTCGATACTCTTCGACTTTGTTAATCCCCTTATCTCAGACATGGTAAAAGATAGCCACATGGCAAGTAAGACTGGAAGCTCTATATCTGTATCTTTGACAGCTTCATAGATCTCAGCCGGAAGCGGCAGACTCCTGATCCGTCGTGCTTTCTTAGGCAGATCCACATGAAAGACTCTGCCGGGACAGTATCTTTTAAGAGTAGAGGCAATAAGGCCATACTCAATCTGTACTGTTTTAGGAGAGACAGATCCTTTTCGGTTAAGTGGTGTCCTGGTCATTTCTTCGTTCACAGCCTGCTGCAGCATATTGCTGGTGATCTTAGCGATTGGGATGGCCATGATGCCCTGGAAACTTCTCTTCCTGATCATCTCATAGCGATAGATTGAGCTGGGAGAAAGGACAGGCCTTTTGAGTTCGATATAATGATTGATCGCTTCTCCAAGGGTCCATTTCCGTGAATCATTCGCCCGGGTTCTGTCGATAGCAAACTCTGCAGCCATGTATTCGGCCTCTTTTTTATTGGGAGCTGTGAATGATTCATATTTCTTTTTTCCGTCTGGATCAGTATGGGAGTAGACCAAGCATCTCCAGTTACCGGATTTCAATTTTTTGGCTTTCGCCATAGTATCACCTCCTGAAAATGGGTACAAAAATAAGAGCCAGGGAACTTGCGGTCTCTTGCGAGGCTCTTCCGGAGATGATACTATATAGGTGCTAAACTATGGCAACATCTCCGGATGTATGTCGGCCGTTGAGCTTTTGACCCCAACATCATATACATTATTGTTAATTTATTGTTCAGAATAGTTCCGGTTTTCAAAATCCCGGTATATTTGCTCCTGTTATATTTGGCGTTATCATGATTACTCCAGAAAGGATTGAAAGAACAAATGAAACTAAAAAAAGTATCGGCTTCTTTAGGCCTTCTTTCCATTGCCTGTATGATGATACATATTGGGTATACGGTATTTGCGTATCTGACGTTTTATTATAATCCGATGCTGAAGATTCTGACAGCGGTTCCCTTCATGGTGATGGTATGCCTGCATGCCATATGCGGAATGCTGACCGTATTCCTTCGGGCAGACGGAACCCGTCTGGATCTGTATCCGAAGCAAAACATAGAGACCATTCTCCAGCGGGTCAGTGCCGCATTAATGCTGCCGCTGCTGATCCTGCATATCAACACCTTTGGCCTTCTTCAAGCTGCTGCGCAAAAAGAACAGTGGATCTGGTTTGGCCTGCTGCTTATCAGTCAGCCCCTCTTTTATGCTACGGTGCTTAACCATATTGCGGTATCCGTGACCCGGGCTTTTATTACGCTGGGCTGGCTGACTTCACGTGAAAAACAAAAGACGATTGACAGAGTGATTTATATACTATGTGCCGCTGCATTTGTAATTGCGGCTTTTGTGGTGCTTAGGACGGAACTGGCCATGTTCCTGCCGCGAGGAGGGGTATCATGAGAAATGTACTGATTATCGGCAGCGGAATCTCTGGTATGGCTTGTGCCCTGCGGTGTGCTAGTCAGGGACTTCATGTGACGATGGTAGCTCCTTTTCCTTCCGAGCGGTCCCAGTCTGTAATGGCTGCGGGTGGGATCAATGCGGTACTGCCCCTGTCGGAAACCGGTGATTCCGTCAATAGTCATATCGAGGATACCTTAAAGGGAGGCTGTGGGCTGGGCGGCCGGAGAGCCGTGACCGGTCTGTGCCGGCATGCCGGGGATATTTTAGAGTATCTTAAAAGTATTGGAACAGTGTTCTCGATGGATGAGGAGGGGCAGCCCCTGCCCAGGGCCTTCGGCGGACAGTCCCGCAAGAGGACTTACTACTGCGGTGCATCCACAGGCAAGCAGATTGTTTCCGCCCTGGTCATGGAGGCCAGACGCTATGAAGGGCAGGGAAAGATTGAACGCAGGCTCTGGTGCTGCTTTCATTCTGCCCTGATCCGGGATGGAGCCTGTTATGGTGCCCTGCTTTTTGATGAAGCCCGCGGAGGCCTTGAGGCAGTTTATGCAGATGCAGTGGTCATTGCCACCGGTGGGCAGAACGCGCTCTTTGGCAAGACCACCGGCTCCACCCAGTGTGACGGATATACGGCAGGTAAGCTCTTTATGCAGGGAGCAGATCTTAAGAACCTTGAGTTTATCCAGTATCATCCGACCACCATGGAAACCGCTCAAAAGCGGATGCTGATATCCGAAGCAGCCAGGGGCGAAGGGGGCAGACTTTATTACAGCAGCGGGGGACAGAACATTTACTTTATGGAAGAAAAGTAAATGTT